AGCAGAGAAGCCAATTGCGGGTCCCAATCTTGCTTATTGTTTGATCAATGAATACTCGCTTATCCAGTTTGATCGCATTAAAGAGATGCTTAGAAGGGTTAGGGTTAAGAAGGCACCTGTTAGACAGAAATGCCTTGCTGGTACACCTGAGGACGTTCACGGTTGGCTAGAGGATTTTGTAGAGATCCAAGAAGAGCTTCAAAAGAGCAATCCCAATGCCTTCAATCTGGTTTACGCTGACACTAATCAAAATACGCACCTCGATGATTCATACAGGAAACACTTAGAGGTAATGCTTGACGGGCAAGCGCTGAAAGTCTTCGCCAGTGGCCAAATGGTTAAGCTCCATGGTGATTATTTTTACTACTCATTTGACCGCTCTAAGAACGTGGACGCTTCGATTGAGTATAACCAAAACCAGACACTTTACGCTAATATGGACTTTAATGTGGGCAAGATGGCGACTAGTTTCGCGCATATTGCAAAGGATGAGTATCACTTCTTTGACGAGATCTTTCTAGAAGGAAACTCAGACACTAATGACATGTGTCTCGCGATTGTTAATAGATATGGACATGACGGCGAATACAAAGACAAAGAGGCGTGGTTTGATAGCTTTGGGCTGGACATGCGCCAGAAGAAGCTTGCTCACATTGTAGTAACTTGCGATGCCTCGGGAAAAAACAGAAGTACAAACGGTTTGAGTGATGTTGAAATATTGGAGTCATGGGGTTTTCATGTTCGATTTACTAAGGTCAATCCCAGACTTAGAGACCGACAAATACTCATGAATGGACTTCTTTACAACTCAAAAATTAAAATAAACCCAAAGTGCAAGGTTTTGATTAAGGACTTCAACAAGGTTCAACAACATCAAACAAACTTTGAAAAGATTAAGGATAAAGATTTTAACTTAACTCACATGTCCGACGGTGCAGATTATTTCCTCGATTACGAGATAAATATGAACATACGCAGGACGAGGACAATTCAACTATAATGACGTTAAAAGATTTACGAAAAGACATTTACAATCACATTACCAAAAACGAAGAGTTTACCCTTGAGAACTCAATTAAAGAGGACATTTTCTCTGGTAACTTGCTTTCTTATATTAAAGAGGTTTTGAAAAACACCTTAAGCGAGAATTACTATAAAAAGATTAAAGATCGCGTGATACCTATAAACGTGTATCCACGCATCATAGATAAGGTGTCAAAGGTTTACTCTTACGGCGTGAGTCGCACCGTTGAGAACGAAGACCATCAAGAAATCATTAACTATTACGTTGAGAAGTTCGATCTCGATTCCAAAATGATGTACGCCGACCGCTATTCTAATATGTTTAAAGGCTACCTTGGCGAGCCTTTCTATGATCCAATCGCGGAAGATGTTAAATTTAGAGTATTGCCCTTCGACCGTTTTATTCCATATTCAACAAATGTAAACGATGACATGGATGCCAACGTCATGATCAAACTCATGGGCAAGCGCATGGTAGGCAAAGAAGAAAAGACAGTCTACTACACATACACTAAAGATGAGTTCGACGCCTTCGACAGTGACCTGAAAACTTACGCTCCTGCGTTTGGGAGCAACGAGCAAGGCGTCAATCCATTCGGAACAATACCCTTCTTGTATGGCAATAGAGACGTTAACAAGCTCATTCCAACACAAGACACCGACATCGTGGCAATGGCAAAAATGATTCCGGTTCTTATGACTGACCTTGGCGGCGCTATTATGTTTCAGTGCTTCACTATTATCTACACTATTGACTGCGAGGCCGGAAACCTCGAAATGAACCCTAACGCGGTGTGGTCTTTCAGCTCTAACAACAAGTCAGAGAAAGATCCAAAAATAGGAACCATCAAGCCTGAAGCTGACATTGATAAGGTTTTAAACTTCATTAAAAACGTTTTCGCATTTTGGCTAGAAACGAAAGGTATCAAGGCTGGAAGTCTTGGATCTATCAATGGCGAGAACTTAGCAAGTGGCATTTCCAAAGTAATTGACGAGATGGACGTTAGCGAGCTTAGGCGCGAAAACTCGAAACACTTTATCCGAGAAGAAAAAGAATTTTGGCGAAAAATGGTTAAGATCCATAACTACTGGGTCGATGCTGGATTAGTTAAAAAGCTTGGCAAGCTACCTGAAGACTTAAAGATTGATATTGAGTTCAACGATCCCACACCAAAGGTTGACGAGAACGCCGTAATAGATCGTGAAATCAAGAAGCTCGATAAAGGTTTAACTACAAAAGAAAGAGCTATTCAGAAAATCAATCCCGATATGGGAAAAGAAGCAATACAGGAAATCATAAACGAAGGGGTAATAAATGATGAAAAACGAGCAGAAAAAACCAGAGCAAAACTTGAAGCAAGTAGAGAAGAAAATGGAAGTGAAAGAGAAGGCCCAAGTAGAGCAACCAACAAATCAGAAGGCGCACAGGAGGCTCAAGAATAGGGCAAATGACTTAGAGGCAATGCTTTCTAAGTATAAGTTTATGATTCGCATGGACTCGATCAAGGTTGAAAAGAATGATGCTGGACAAATTATAAGAGATGACCGCGCATATCAAAATGAAATTACAAAACTTAAAAAAGAGTTGATTGATCTTGGCGTAAAGGAAGAAGAGCTTGGCTAATTTCAAACCCTATATTGATATAAATATTGATCCCACACTCGAACCTGGAGAGCGCGAGCTTTTAGCGTTTGAGATTATAGATCATATTATAAATAGGTCTGAGAAAGGTTTGGATAAGAATGGTAAACCATTTGCCAATTACTCTGAATCTTATATAGAGAGCGAAGAGTTTAAGGCGTTTGGTAAGTCTCCCAATAAAGTCAACGCGACACTGAGCGGGGAAATGCTAAACGCCATGGATCTTTTGAGTCATAAAATCGGACAAATACGAATCGGCTATGATTCAGGCGACACAAGATTGATCGGCAAGGTCGAAGGTAATGTGCTTGGAACCTATGGACAAAAAACACCTATAAAAGGCAAGCAGCGCGATTTTCTAGGTATTAAGTCGTCAGAAGTTAAAGAGTTGGAAGCTAACTACATAGAGCAAGAATCAAACTTCAATCAAGCGACAGGGAGTGACTTTAACTCAGGCTTAGGCCAAGTCTTCACCGCAAAGAAAAGTTTCGCAAACAACGTAAAGACAATTAATCAAGATATTGACTTTGACATATTTAATTTCTTCACTAATAGAAGGAGTTCTTAGATGGCCAAAAAAACTCCAGATCAAGTATTGAAAAACGCCTCGAAGAAAATAGAAAAGGCCTTTGAATTGGAGATAAGTTCGGTCAACATGAAGGAACGAGGAGAGGACAGTAAGGAGGGAGTCGTAAAGAGAACGCAAATCCTAGGCAAGGGTGTAGATGGTTCTAAGTCAAACCCACTTAAACCTTTGTCCGATAAATATAAAGAACGAAGAAGGATTAAAAGAAAGCAGTTAGGGCCAAACGCTAAGCCGAATAAATCTAATCTCACATTTACAGGGCAGCTATTAAAAAGCTTAAGCGTTGTCGGTACGCGAGGGCGTTTTATCATGTTCGCAAAAAGCACATCTAGAACACTTCCAAACGGAGAACCCGACTCTAAAACAAACTCGGAGATCCTAAAGTACGTACAAAGAGAAAGAACATTTTTGGAGTTAACCAAGGCCGAGATTAATAAAATAAAAAAAGAATTTAGGGAGAAGTTCAGAAAAAAGATAAGGGACTTGACAACATAAACGAAAAGGGGAAACAATGAGTGAAGTAGAAACAAAGACTCCAGCGGAGCAACCTGATATTCCAGCGGAAGAACCGGGCGAAAAACCAAATAACATTGACGCACTTGAAGCTAAGAACCGAGAGTTGTTAGACGAGCTAAGGAAGGCCCGAACTACTGCTAAAACTTTCCAGTCTAAGATTGACGAGATTGAGAAAAAAAAGCAGGAGGAAAAAGGCGAGTACAAGGATATGTACGAGTCTACACTTGAAGAACTTAAAGCAATCAAGACGTCCAAAGAAGAATTAGAAAGCAATATACTTGAGTCTAGAAAGGTATCCGAAGTAATGAAAAAGATCGGGCGGCCTTTAAAGAAAAACGAGTACGTTACTTTCGTTGACACTGGCAAGATCATATACGATGAGGAAACCCATTCATTTGATCCTAAGAGTGTCGAGATGGTCGCTAATAGTTTTTTAAAAGAACACGGCGATCTTCTAGTTACTAAGACAGTGACACTGCCTTCTGATTCGGCAAGACACTCAAGCGAAAGCATAAGTCATGAACAATGGTTAAAGCTTCCGCTGAAAGAGAAGAAAGAAAAAAGAAAATTTGTTAAAGATTAAAGGAGTAATCTATGAGTAGTACAGTAATTGGGGATGTATCAGAGCAGGTACAAAAGTTCTGGTCTCCAACCATGACCGAAGAGTTGAAAGAATCAAATATCCTTGCGTCTCTGTTGAGTAGAGATTATGAAGGTGACCTTAAGAAGGGTGGCGATACTGTTTATGTGTCCCAAGTAAAGCGTCCAAATGCTGAAAGGAAAAACACTTCCGCAGGCGACAACACTTTTGGTTCTCAAAAAATGACAACCGAAAGAATCGCCATCAAAGCGGATCAAAGAATTACAGCTTCTTTTAAGTTGGAAGATTTGATTGGACTTCAGTCTCAAATTGAAATTGAAAACAACGGTGGGCCTGATTCCAAAATCAAGCAAGCGTTGATGGAGGCCTTAGAAATTAACCTAAACAGTTATCTTTATTCTTTGATTTCCCCAAGCGCTTCAGCTCCAGATCACACCGTTACGAGTGTTGCTGACTTTACATTTGCAGAGCTTAAAAACATAAGCACATTAGCCTCTCAAGCTAAGTGGGCAGGTAGAGGACAAGACTGGTACAGCCTTCTAGATCCAATGTATTATCATGATCTTTTGGACGAGACACAAATGAACAACGCCGATACCGCCGATGAGAGACCTTTGGTGGCTGGCCGTTTTGGAACCAATAGAATGGGCTTTAATATTTTTGAAGACAATTCTGAAGGTATTCTTTCTTTGTCTGGAAGCCCTCAAGATGCCGGTATCTTTTTCCACAAAGACTTTATGCACTTGGTTATGCAAAAGCAGCCTGAGTTTAAAATTTCCGACCTTCACGCCAATCAACAGCACGGGTTTCTAATCAGTGTAGATATGATCGTTGGTGGAAAGCTTGGAATTGAAGGCGCTAAGAAACATATCTCAGTGATTAATTCATAAGGAGTAGGTAATGAGTTTGAAGGGTAAAAAAACTGTAGGGGCTCCATTTGCAAATGAAGCTGAAATCGTAAGGGTTGTTTACGACTTCGCCGAAGATGGCGGGGCTCTGGGTGACTACGATGTTGTGGTAGCTGAAAGCAATTGCGTTGTGAAACTTAAGTATGCAGCCGTTAAGGCCGCTGTAACTTCAGATGGAGCTTTAGTCGCTGACCTTGGCAAGGGCGACGGCGGTGCCGAGTTTTGGAGTGATCAGGGCAAGGCCGCATTAACTCTAGATGCTATCGTTTGCGCTGATGCTGACGCTGGGGTTGAGCTATCATCTGGGGAAAAAGTTGTCCTTGGAATTGAAGGCGCGGCCGCAAGTGCTGGTAAAGTAGAATTTGTTTTTGAAGTAATGAGATACTAAAAAGGAATTGCCCTCCGCATGGAGGGCGTTTTAACTTATGAGATTCAGACTACTGCATTCTGATAATTCAACGCTCAAAGATTTAAGTACTGATATTGAGAAATATCACTCTGGATCTGCGAGCGTTACATATACTACTAGCGAGGATAAGATTTATTTAGGCTCTCGCTTTCCCTTTTCATCTTTCTATATTGAAATGAGCGACACGGTTAATCTTCTTGGTGGCGCCATGTCTATTAAATATTGGAATGGGACAGTTTTTAGAGACACTGTAGAAATAATAGATCGAACCGATGCTTTATCTAATTCTGGTTATGTGGACTTCACACCTAACCATGATTGGACATGGAATAGAGAACATACAAACCACAACGGCGAAACGGTTACAGGCCTTGAAGATGTCAATATATATGACCTTTATTGGCTCGAAATAAGCTTTGATACCACGTTAACAGGAAATACCGAAATAAAATATATAGGTCAAAAGTTTTGCGAAGACGAAGACCTGGAAGCAATTTATCCCGCACTAAATAGAAGTGATGTTAAATCAAGTTTCAAGACGGGCAAGACTAATTGGAATGAGCAATCAGTGGCAGCAAGTAATGAAATACTGGATCGCATCAAAAAAGAGTACTTAGTTGAATCGGGAAATCTTTTATTAAACCGTGAAGACTATAAAACCGCGTGTGTTGAAAAATTAGCGAGCATTATCTTTACATCTTTTGGTGATGACTACGAAGATGACCGCATACAATCAGGCAAAAATTATAACTATCATTTTAAGCTGGCACGTCCAGTTTTAGATAACAACAAGAACGCCATTGAGGACGTTAGAGAGTCCATAGCAAGGCAGGGATACATGACTAGATGAGCAAAGTTAGCTCCATTTATGACGCCTTAATCTCAAGCCTAGACACTCTATTTCCTAGCGACAGCTCCTATCAGAGAATTTATAACGCTTATGACCTAACCGACAACCCAGAGCATGTATTAAGAAAAGGCTACGGGTTGCAGTTTGAATCTTCGACTATTGATGTCACTGGCGATGAGTTTGGATCTTACGCGAAAGCGGCAACCATCACAATTTCATTTGCCAGAGAAGTTATTAGACAAAAATTTCAAGTGAAAAACATGGACGAAAACGTAAAAGCGGTAATGGAAGACGTCCATACAATTACCTCGAGTTGGTCTGACCCATCAAATATAGATGAAAATATAGAAGACGTTACACCTTCAGGTGATTCAGGGGTTGAGTTTGTACGCGGGGAAAAACAAAACTTCATATCTGTGGCGGTAACATTTGAGATTAAATTTAAACAGAAATATTTAAACTGTTAGGAGAAAAATAATGGCGCAATTAATGAGATCATCGGTATTCGCTTTAAAGCAAGAATCAACTGCGGGAACGCTTATTAAGCCAAGCGCCGCCACCGAATTCGTACCCTTAAGAGAGGGCTTTGGAATTGAGGCAAACATAGAAGAAGTAAGTTCTGACGAGCTTGTAAACGACATAGGAGCTTCTAAATCTTTATCTGGTAAAGAGCAACCCGCTGGATCTCACAGTGTTTACATGAAGCACTCAGAGACCGAAGGCACCGCTCCTGAGTATGGGCTTTTGATTGAGTCGGCATTAGGAGCTAAGACGGTAAACGCCACAGAATACGGGGTAACGTCTGGATCAAGCGCTGGTACCTCAAGTGCTAGAGCGCAGTTAACCATGTCTGGAGGCGAGGAAGACAATTTCGAGAAAGGTCAGGCGGTATTAATAAAGGATGGCACAAACGGCTACTCCATTAGAAATATTTACGATGTTGATTCTGCCAATAATGAGCTTGACTTAAACTTTAACCTTGGTAGCGCTCCGGCATCCGGCGTTAATCTTGGCAAGGCGGTTCTATATAAGCCAGCGGCAAGTGGACACCCTTCATTTTCAGCATGGCTTTACGTTGCAAATGGCGGGGCAATTCAATCAGTAGCAGGCTGTAGAACTAGCTCAATTGAGATAGCTGCAAACTCAGGCGAGCAAGCAGAAATCAACTTCTCTTACGAGGGGTCAAAGTTTTACTACAATCCGATAGTTATTAGCTCTTCAAACAAATACATAGACTTCAATGAGGGCGGCGTATCTTCAGCGGTATCACTTACCGAAAAAGTATACAAGAACCCGCTTGATCTTGCTAGGGCAATAGAGACTGCCATGGACGCGGAGGCGACTGCAGACATAAGTGTTAGCTATAGCTCAACAACTGGTAAATATACTATCGCGAGTGACGGGGCAACTTTTGAACTTGAATGGAGCACAGGCTCTAACGCCGCAAACTCCATTGGTGAGACACTTGGCTTTGTTGTTTCGGCGGATGACACTGCGGCGACATCTTACGCTTCTGACGCTGGCATCGATCTTGGCGCTGAATACACGCCAACTTATGACGATGCTACAAACTTAATTGTCAAAAACGCCGAGTTAATGATTGGCGATTACTCAGACAATATTTGCAAAGAAGCTGCAAACGTAAGTTTTTCAATATCAACTCCCACCGAGGAAGTCTCAAACATTTGCGCTGAAAGTGGCGTTGAAGAAAAGATTATTGTTTCCAGGGAAGTAACAGCTTCAACAACTTTAATTCTAAGCAAGTACGAATCAAACATATTCGACAAGTTTGTTAATAACGAAAAAACTCCGGTTATGTTTAACTTTGGGCAAAAATCAGGTGGCAACTGGGTTGCTGGTAAGTGCGTAAACATTTACATGGCAAACGCTTCAATCACTAACTACAACGTGACGGGCGACTCA